CCATGTGCTTCTGTTCTATGACCAGAAGCACATGGTATGGGCACCGATGACCTACGAGCCAAACAAGATGTGCAAACCGTCTCTGCGTATCCTGCGTCGCATGGGAAAGGCTCAGGGTGTCAGCAAGATTCAGGGGCCAGAAGGAATGAAGGAATATAGCTTCTACTATACTCCTTCAAAGTGGGGTGCGTTGGGCTGTGACGAAGACAACCGTGTACGCACGGAAAAACTGGCCAAGTTTATTGCCTATTATATGGTACACCTCTCTGAGCCTATGCAGAAGTGCCAGGAGTACCTACGACAGGCATCAGATTCCCATCGTTAGTATCCGTCAGCTTATCGGCTCCGTTCTGGCGGTTGGCTACATTAGGTGCGGTTCCTGTAGGTGCTGCACCCATTGCTGCCTGTTGCTGAGCCAGCTGCATCTTTTGCTGGTGGTGCTCTTCGGCCATGCGCTTCAACCTTGCAGTGTCTCCGAAGTCGGCTGCATCGAGCATCTGTACGAAGGCTATCTCGTCCTTCTCGTAGGCTTGGAATGCAAGCTCCTTCAAGTCCTCACGGATGACTGCTGAGTTCATATCCAGCGTCAGCGTCAGGTCACATTCGATGTCGCCCATCGTCTCTGGATTGAAGTATTTCCATACATCCTCGCCAGTAATCTGTACGCTACGATGACTGTCATAGAATGCCTGCATAATCCACACCTGCTTCTTGGCAACCCTCAGCTTGAAGTTATTGAAGGACATCACATAGTCGGCAATACCTGTTGCAGAAGCCTGCTGCTCTGCCATATAACGACGGGCACTGGTTCCAGCGGTTGGTGCTGCACCTTGCAGGGCGCTTTGCACATTTGACTGTTGCTGTACCAAGTCCTTGTCACGCTGTAGTATCACGTCGATACCTGCTGGCAGTGACTTGTTCTGCAACTGCTGGGGAGGATTACCACCATTCTTGGAGCTGTAGTAAACAACACCGTCCACCTTGACGTAGTTCTCTACCTGCTCCTCAGGTGACTGCAGCTCACCAAATGACTCCTCATCAATAGCCAGGACACCCTTGGCGCTGTTCATGATGACAAAGTCCAACAGGATGTTGTCGTGGTTGTACTGGCGCTGCTTGTCAATGATACGGTCTAGGAATGAACGTATCTCACCACGCATGCCGTATGCCAGGAAAACATAGGGATGGAAATAGAAGCTGTAACCGTTACGTACCACCTTATACGGGCTGACACCTTCTTTTAATAGGTAACCGTTGGGGGAAAGCTCACGATAATACCACAGCTCTTCAATACGTGGCTCATACTCTATCAGTTCCAGCTCTGACTCAGGTACATAGTAGGTCACATTGCCTGCGTCATCAAGAATGGGCTGGCCGTATTCATCCTTGCGGATATTATCCAGCCTGCGCTGTTGGTTCTCTGCATCAATGGATTTCTTGTCACTCAGCGGACGGAATCCTACACTGGCATTCAGGCGGTCATGACACCACAGCGCACGGTTGTATTCCTTGCGCCAAATCTCGATCACTCGATGCTTACCCAACGTTCTGGGATGCAGGAAGTCGTAGATACGGTCTGTCTGGTTGGTTCCCGTATCGTTATGGCCTGTCAGAGGCTGCATGCTAGCAGCTGCCTTATAGATGTCTCTCAGCTTTTCTTCATCGTCAGGATTACGGGCATAGTTCATCAGTATCTCAGGCCATGTCATATCGTGGCCCTCGGCAATGAAATCTATATCTTCCAGCTCTTGATTGTTGAAAGGTGGCAAGGCAAGCTCAAACTGGTCTACAGCATCTACATACACATCCTCACGTCCGTTACGGAACGTCCATTTGGGCTTGGCACAGATAAAACCGAAGCAGGCATGTTCCTCGAACAGTCGGGCGTATTTCTCTGACATATTGTTGTTGCCGTCGTTCTTACGCAGAAACTCACTGAAGATAAGGGCGTAGTCACCTTCGTTGGCATCGACGTTCTTCACCTTGGCACTCATATACTGGTTACGCATGTAGCCCTTCATGCTCACCATCTTATCCGTAATGATGTCATTCGACAGTGCGGTCATTCCCTTCATCTCCATGTAGTCATGAATGGTCATAGTATGGCCGTTATGTACTACAGTGTCGTTCAGCTGCCTGCCCATATAATAGTCGTTGTCTCGGATGAACTTCACATGCAAGTCGTGCATCTGCGAATAGTAATGCATGGCAACCCACAGCATCTGGGAATATACTGCGTCGTTGTTGAAACGGGCGTGGTTGTAACCTTTATTACTGTTTACAACCTGCTCTTCCGTATTGGTGGCATCATTATACATCTTGCTCATTGTCTTATAATTTTTCGGCAAAAATAAAAAAGAACGCACATGTGCGAGTCATAAAAGGTATAGGATTGACTTTTTATGATACACCTTCATGGCTTCGTGTCTATCTTTGCCCAAAATGTTAAGTATGTTGCCGTACTACGGCAACCCTAAAAAGTAATAGTATGGCAAAGAAAGTAAAAATCATGGAAGCCTGCATCATCACCAGCGATGATAAAGGACAGCGCTCACTAGTAGGCAGGGCTAAGGAAGCTCTTACCACCTTCTCAAAGAATAAGATTGACGTGACCATCGTCCTCGACAAGACTCCTAAGGAGGATGCAGAGAAGTTCCTGAAGGAAAACAATGTACCTTACAAAGAGTTGATGACGGATGACGAGCTGCATGAGAAGAAGCCTAAGTTCGACGCTTGCGTTATCCCTGATGGTAATGTGGTCATGCTCCGTGACGACTGGACGTTGTGTATCTCTAACCTCGTTGACAAGCTCTACGACAAACGAGAGAAGCCTGCTGAGAAGTCTGAGCAGGAAAAGATGGACGACCGCTTCAAGGAGTATAAGCAGTGGACCGACGCAGCCAACAAGCGTAAATCAAGTAATCCTATCGGTTAATCATGGTAACAATAACAATCAGCATCTCCAAAACAAAAATCTACCATATCGCTGAGGGTATCAGCGCAATGATCTCCCAGCATAATGGTGGCGTTCCTTCCTATGAACTGCTATGGGCATCTTCCGACGAGTCGAAGAAGCTAGACATCTACTATCGGGAGGCCATCAGCGACTTGGAACGTCGCCTGATGATATGGGGATTTATCTCGTCATCACAGTACGACCTGACACAAGATGCTGATGACTACTCACAGACTATCCAACAGAGTCCACACTGGCCCCAGCGCCTCAAAGGACTCCTTGACAACAAGATACAGGACTACCTGGTACATGCTGTTACTGCTGGCTGGCTGAATGATTTCCAAGGTCTGGATGTCAAGCAGGACTACCAGGCAATGGCCACACAGGACCTTGAAGACATAAACGCCATCCTCATGATGCGTGGCTTCGACTTTCAGGAGTCACAACGTGGAGAAGACCCAAACGAAAAGCCAGACGGCAACTTTACTGCACCCGAAAATCGAAGGGTAGACACCAATGTCAAGGCAGAGGATGGAGGATTGAATCCAGATAGTCGCAGAGTAGACACCAATGTCAAGGCAGAGGATGGAGGATTGAATCCAGATAGTCGCAGAGTAGACACCAATGTCAAGGCAGAGGATGGAGGATTGAATCCCAATGAGCGTAAAGCAGATACGGAAAAAGCTATGCCAGGACTGTATCCAGAGGCTGGTTACCGTCGTAAGGACAATGTCACCAAACTTAGCAATGATGACATCCCACCCTACTGTAAACCAAAGAATCTTCGTCACCGTGACAATGACATCGTAGAGAAGCATCCAGACTGGACGGACTGGAGTGGTTCCGACTATCAGGCACTTGACAGACCACGTCAGTCAGTACGTGTCATGCATGGCATGGGATATACACCGAATCCATACGACGAGCGTCCAGTGCCTCCCGTCTGCCCAGTCATCTCTGAATGCCCAGATGGTTCCGCATGTTGTCACAGTGTTGCTGCGCCACATCCCACAAAGCCACATCCCAAAGACCCTCGCATCCCCGACAATCCCACACACCCCAACTATCCTCCCATCACTACAGATGGCGTGAACTGGAGTGACGATGAACTATACGACGCTGAGGGTTCCGAACACTATATCAACAATTAATAAAAATAATGCATTATGAGTAACGAAAAGAGAATTCAACTGACATTCGACCTGGAACAGGTTGCCAACGACGTGCTGTCTAAGTGTAACCTGATCAGCCAGTCTATCCGTGACGAGGCTATGGATGACATCAAGGCTAACGTGCTAGAGCCTGACAGCCCAGAAACCCGTTCCATTATCAACCGTGCTGTGACAGAAGCTTTTGCTGAGGTAAAGAGAATCTGCCAACGCTACCTGAAGGTAGGACGTACCATAGACAATAACGAGCTGGAACGTATGGTGAAGTCTGTCACCTATCCTAAGAAAACCATCACCGTTCAGGATATGGACGATGAAGGACATCTGCTTTTCACCTGTGAGGTAAGCAATGTGCCTACAGTGGTCTATACCCTTGATGAAGGTACTACTTGGAAGGATGCTACCTCAGATGACACCGTGGTTCCTGACGAAGCTCCAGAGCCAAAGATGGTACAGAAAGAGGTCGACGATACCGACAATCCTATTATCACCTACGAGCAGATATACCTGGAGCTGTTCATTCCCAACTTCAATGTGGCTGTAACAGACTCCCTGAAGTCTCACATCCACAAGATGGTAGTGGATTACATCATGTGGCGATTCCTGCAAGACCAGCTGGCCGATAAGGCAGGAGAATACAAGACACTGGCTGACGGGGAAGATCATGCAAACATCCTCAAAGACCTTACAGCCCGTGACCGTTTCAACATGCGTCGCCCATCATGGGTTTAAACAGTAGCAACAATGAATGAGATTAAAACCGTCATCGTAACGTTTGTCGGTGGACTCTTTACGTTACTTGCACCGATAGAGAACTTCATGTATGCCATGCTGCTGCTCTTTGGCATCAACTTCGTAGTAGGTGTCGTGTCTGCTATAGTCAGCAAGGAACCGTGGTCTAATAAGAAAGCATTGATGTTCTTCGTCTATACCGCTGTGTTCTTGGTTATGGCATGCTCAGCATTCATCATCGGTCACTTCATGGGCGAACACGAACAGGCTGTAGCTGTGGTGAAGATACTATGCTATTTGGCCATATATGTCTTTGGCGTCAACATCTTCAGGAACCTATGCATTATTACGCCAGAGCACTCTCAGTGGCATAAGCTGTTTAGTCTATGCTACTATGTGCTCAGCGTGAAGTTCATCGAGCGTTTCAGCTTCATCAAGAAATGGCAGGAAGAGGCTGCAAAGAAAGCGCCTACTGGTAATACCATCCTTGATAAGGACGATAATTAATGTTCAGGCTTATGCGTATAGACCTACACAGAAAATGGCGAAAGAACGGATACTCCATCGGTATCCTTTCCATCAATGGCGAGCGCATCTGTGAGACGCTGGAGGATACAGACCGTGGACTGAAAGCGGAACTGAGCCTTGCGACACTCAAACAGATGAAGGTGTATGGCGAGACGGCTATTCCCGTCGGAACCTATCAGGTCACCATGTCCTACAGTCCTCGCTTCAAAAAGATGCTACCCCTGGTCATGGGTGTGCCTGCCTTCGAGGGCATCCGCATCCATTCTGGCAACTATGCCAAGGATACCGATGGCTGCATACTCTGCGGACGGAACACAGCTGCAGGAACCGTGACAAACTCTCGTTATTGGACGAATAAGGTCATCGTACGTATCGACGAAGCTATCAAGCGCAAGGAAGAAGTAACCATCACAATACACTGGTAATATGAAGAAGCTGGTATATATCATCACATTACTGCTGCTGGTGTCCTGTAAGACCATCCAGTATGTTCCTGTGGAAACCGTCCGCACGGAATACAAAGACCACTATATCCATGACAGTATATATGTCGAGAAGAATGACAGCTCCGTCACCATCGTCAAGAATGACACCGTGACCGTCGAACACTGGAAAATCAGGTATCGTGATAGGTTTACCGAGGTTGTTGACACCTTTATCAAGACGGACTCCATCCCTGTGCCCTACCCTGTTCCTGCACAGCTCACCCAGTGGCAGAAGTTCTACTGCGACTACGGCAAGATCATGCTAGGTGTTACACTGGCGTGTATCATCGGTCTCATCATCTTCATCACGGAATGGTTAAGGAAACGCATACCATAGAATCATAATGTTTTTCATAGTATTATAGTTAATAGTTTTTGGTTTTACATGAATTTGTTTTAGTAGATTAGTACAAATTAGTTTTTGGCTGAGTTAGCGAATAACTAGTGTGTTTTAGGTTTTTAAATTAAACATAAATTTATCGTTTTGGGAGTAAAACAGAAGAAAGGATGCAGCTGTGAAGCCACATCCTTTTTTCGTTCCAAAAATCTTCCTTTCTTCGTTTCTTCGTGTTAGTTTAAAAAGTTCCGTTATAACTTCGCATACTTATTAATAACCTCCAGTTCCAGCTGTTGGTATTCCTCGTTGGGAAGCATACTGGTGTTGATGGCAATCCTGAAGAAGCGGAATGGATGACCAGGCAGGTATTCGTAGAACTCCCTTGCTGTCTGACCTATCATCTTCCATGTGCGCTGGTCGTTGCTACCATAGAAGAAGAGCAAGGGCATCTGGGCACAGTCCGTCAGCTGACGGAATCCCCTCAGTACATCCATCGTATCCGAGAAGGTCAGCGTTCTGGTTACTATCAGTCCTGTCTTGGCTACAGGATTCTGTGGCACTGTGTAGTCATACTGCTTGTCAAGTATCATCACCTTACCATTGGTATCATTACCACCACCCAGCTGCACGAAGGGTGACGGGTAGCCAGGAATCACCGCCTTGATGGCTGGTACGCACATCGTGCTCCATGCCAAGTCACGGATGCTGAATACCAAGGCTACAGATGCATTGCTGGTATTTGCTGGCAATACGATTACTCTCAGCCCTGCATAGTCATAGAACACCCTACCTTGATTAAACATATCCACTGCTGGCGTTCCCCAGTTCAGCATCTGCCAGATATTGGCATCGGGATGGGAGCCTACAGGTGTGTCCGTACGGAACCATGTATCCAGCCCTGGCAACATAGTAACAAGATTCGGTATCGGACCATCCAACACCTCTGAAATGGATACCACATCACTCTCTACGAACTTTGACAAGTTACGCTGTGTGGCGAATACTATCGACTGGTCTAGCTGGCAAATGCTGCGCACATTGCTGCACACCTCACGACTGATATTGTGTGATGACATATATGTACCCGTAGATGATACCTTCAACACCCAGATACCATCCGTCGAGAAGATTACCAAGTCATGGTCGCCCACCTGTCCTTGGCTCAGCGCTCTGGTAACCGCTGCAATACCCTTCACACTGCCTACACCCACAGCATTCCTGCCTTCCAACGGGAAATAGTACGGGTTATCCACCTCACTGGTGATTATCCTGTTGGGCAATGGCACGATGTCGTTGACTGCAGGGATGACCGTTGCAACTGAAAAGTCATTGATGGTGTTCTCATAGAACAGGTCTGTCACTGCTGCACCATTCAGGAAGTTCAGAGCCTCCATCCTCAGAGAATATTTATAGCCATTGCTATCCATTAGTATCATACGAACAGCCCTGCTATCAGGATAGAATAACAAACCCTTGGAAATGCAATATTGTGGAATGGTGTCATCCTCCGTCACTTTGACGTATTTCTTTCCACCTTCTGTATCTAACTCTACAGTTATACTTCTGATGGTAACACTCCCGTCAGCGTGATAAAAATCCATACAATGGTTTATCATACCTTCCATGGTAAAGCCTTCAAACATTTTCTCCTTCATGCCATACAGGTTCAGGCGATGGTTGTACACATACATACCACTCTCACTGTTGATGGGCAACAGCTGGTTATGTGTATGGTAGTCGTCTTTCATCTCTTCCTGTACCGTGATGTTAGGAATAACGGATTTGTCATATTTCAGTTCCTTGTAATACTGGTGACCCTGGCTTATATCAACCTCTAAATCTTCCAGCTTATAAGATGCAATCTTGAAGAAGTTGGAGGTGTTTAATATCTTCTGCAGGTATGCGTCATCAGAAAGTTTGGGGAAGTCGAAAATCAAATTACATAGATATGTTACAGTGTGTTCTATATATGATGGAGGACTAACTGTAATAATCTCTCGTTCTGTATACTCTCTAACAATCGTTCCGTAAAACTTACTAAGGTTCAAGCTTCTCACACCATATGTATCCTCTTCCACTTTTAGCTGAGTAATCTTGTCGCCAAAATCCTCACGAAGCAAAGGTGCTGACACAAAGATGTCAACTGACTTCACGATGTCCGACCAGTCATCTTTCAAGTCTTCAAGTATGTCGTTGGTATATGGAGAAGAGTTTTCCTCTGGCTTGATATGGTATTCTATTCCTGCGTTATTGGGAACATACTGCAAAACCGTCTCGTCTTCTTCAACGTGGAAAGTGTAGTCGTGGCTAACATGCTGGTCATCTTCCTCCGAATAAGTAACATTAGTACCTCCTTCTGGACTTCCTATATAAACGTCACCATTAGCCACTGGCTGACCATCATACTTCCATCTCTTGTTTACGTTTGTGCAATATACCTTCAAGCTATCAGGATGTGCTACATTCATGAATATAGGCGCTGAATGCATCACCATCGAACCATCATACAACCTATAGCAGTAGCGCAACAGGAATGGGGCATAGAAATGACCGTCCTTTGCAACTGTGTTGTTTGATTGGTTAACAATAGCATGAACTCCCTCTGTAAATGTTGCCTGATGATCTGCCTTGATTCTTACCGTCTGATTGTCACTGTTGGCTTCCATTGCATCAGTAGCCTTAACTGACAGTTTGCGCCATGCATACAGCGAACTGCCAACCTGGTCACTGTTAATGGTAGAACGGTCATACTTTGCTTTGTATTGTTGCGTCGGTCTGAACTCTATCGGCAAGAAAGGAATCTGCGTACCCAGATACTTATACAGGGTGTTCTTCCATAATATATAATGTACGCCTGTGTTCTCAGTCATCACCAGCAAGGTATTGCCCACTGAGTTGACGCTGATGATGTCACCATCACCACTACCAAAGGTGTGCTGTATGGATGTTGCGTCTGTACCATCATCCTTATGCCAGTACAGTACATTACCATCCTTCGTAATATAATGCCTGTACGACGGTGTCTCATGCACATACACCAGCGTACCAGTCAGCTGTGAGTCCACCGATGAACTACCACTTGTATGCTGCACCATGCTACCCTCCAGCACGCTGGGCC